AGTGGAGATGGACGAATGAATGTAGGCGGAGCAATTGAAGGACTGTTCTATGCATTTGTATTTGCAGTAGTTGCAGCACTCATTCTTGCCTTGTATGTTTTCTGGCAAGCATTTTTCTCGTTGACACCGTGGGATGTATGTGTTGAGATGGAAACAGATGCGGCAAAGGTGCAATGCATGGAGGCACATTACGAATGAACTGGGAAAAGGTTTACGAGGAAGGCTACTACAAGCCAGATGGGAGCCTATACATTGAGGCAGCAAAACGTATCGAGGAACTCGAAGCAGAGACCAAAGAGTTGTCTATGCAGTACCTTTTGGATACAGGACAGCTTGGATACTACGCAGACCATGGTGCTGTGCTTGTACCTGTATTCAAGAAAGTAAAAGCGGTATTAGGAAAGGGTTACAAATGAACGAAAAACACTACGGACCAAGCCTCCCAATCTCGGAGGAAGTTCACGCTGCCAAATATCGACTGGGCAACGAGACCTTTAAGGAGGCGATGGCTCGGGTTGCTGACTCACTTGGTGATGACAAGGAGCACTACCTACAGTTTAAGGAAATACTGTATGATATGCGCTTCATGCCAGCCGGACGGGTTCAGGCAGCTATGGGGGCACCACGTCAGGTTACCCCCTACAACTGCTTTGTGAGTGGCACTATTGATGACAGCATGGATTCAATCATGGACCGTGCTAAACAGGCTGCACAGACTATGCGCCTTGGTGGGGGCATTGGCTATGACTTCTCTCGACTACGCCCGAAAGGGGACCGCATCCGTTCTCTGGACAGTGTGTCTTCTGGCCCTCTTTCTTTCATGCGGGTGTACGATGCAATTTGTGGGACTGTCAGCAGCGCAGGACACAGGCGTGGGGCTCAGATGGGATGTATCCGAGTAGATCACCCTGACATTGAGGACTTCGTAACTGCAAAGAACAACCAGACCGAATACACCAACTTCAACCTGTCTGTGCTAATCACTGACGAGTTTATGGAGGCGGTAGAGTCAGGTGACACCTTCGACCTACGCTTTGATGGTCGTGTCTACGAGACTGTAGATGCCCGTGCCCTGTGGGACAAGATCATGCGGATGACTTGGGATTGGGCGGAACCTGGGGTTCTGTTCATTGACCGTATCAACCGTAAGAACAACCTGCACTACTGTGAAGAAATCAGCGCTACAAATCCCTGCGGGGAGCAACCACTACCACCCTTCGGAGCCTGTCTACTTGGTAGCTTCAACCTAACAAAGTACCTTCGTAAAGACCTGCTGGATATGTACACGTTTGACTACGATGCTTTCCGGCATGACATTCCTGTTGTAGTACGTGCGATGGACAACGTAGTCGATCGGGCAATCTACCCACTACCAGAGCAGGAGGCTGAAGCCAAGAACAAACGCCGTATGGGCCTTGGTGTCACTGGTGTAGCTAATGCCCTTGAGATCATGGGCTACGAGTACGGTTCAGCAAATGCCACCATGGTATTCGAGACAATCATGTCTATCCTGCGGGACACAGCCTACCGGGCTTCTGTATCACTGGCTGTAGAAAAGGGTGCATTCCCTATGTTCTGCCCAGAGTACTTGAAGTCAGAGTTCGCTCAGACACTACCAGAAGACATCAGAGAGGATATTAAAAAGTATGGTATCCGAAACTCTCATCTTCTCAGTGTTGCTCCGACTGGTACCATTAGTCTTAGTGCTGATAACATTAGCTCAGGTATTGAGCCTGTATTCAGTCATGGGTACGATCGTACTATAATCGGCATCAATGGCCCACAGGTCGAACGCGTGGACGATTACGCATACCGTGTGTTTGGTGTTAAGGGTCGTACCGCTGATAGTCTAACCCCTGACCAGCACGTAGGTATGTTGATCTCTGCATCAAAGTATGTAGACAGTGCCTGTTCAAAGACCTGCAACATTGGCGACAACGTATCATGGGAAGACTTCAAGAAGGTCTACATGGATGCGTGGCGTGGTGGTGCGTCTGGTTGTACTACATTCCGAGCCGCTGGGAAGCGCTTTGGTATCCTTAACGCATCCGCATCAGAGGATGTAGTTCAGGAAAAGGAAGACGCAAAAGACGACTTTGTGAGTGAAATGGAGGGGACCGCATGTTACTACGACCCACTTACAGGAAAGAAGCACTGCGAGTAGTCCGGTGCCTATAACATCAATAGAGGAGATTAGGACCATGGAGAAGACTTGTATGTGGTGTGGTGGTAACTTCTATGAGGGGTTCCACTGTAAGGTTTGTGGCCCTGACTTGGACTTTATAGAGGACTCAGGTAAACAAGAGGAGCCCCCCGGGGCTTCCGACTTGATCCACGAGCCCGACCACTACTCTCGCTGGAAGATAGAGCCAATAACTTTCATAATGCGGAATGGCTTTGAATTCTGGAGGGGCAACATTGTTAAGTATGCCTCTCGTGCTGGCTACAAGGTGTATGATGGCAAGTCCCAAGAGGATAGCGAGATCACCGACCTTAAGAAGGTCATCCGCTACGCAGAGATGCGTATAAACCAAATCAACGGAGAAACGAAGCTATGAAAGTTATTTCTGGAATAATGGCCTTTCTGGCAGCAGCGTGTGTTTGGCTACTAATATCTGCACCAGAGGCGGAAGCGGCGGTAGTCAAAATCGAGCATGACGAACAGGGACCTTACATTATGTTTGTTGGGGCCGTAGAGCAGGGGGATAACTGGAAGGTGCTCTCTGCAATCCAACTGAACCCGGGCATAAAGCGCATCAAGATGAGTAGTCAGGGTGGTGTAGCTACAATGGGCTATGCGGTGGGCGACATCCTGGCTCTTACCCAAATGCACGCTATCGTACCTCGTGGGGCTTCCTGCCTCTCAGCCTGCGCTACGGCGTTCTCTGGGGCTGCTACACACGAGATACATGGAGCCCTAGGCTACCACGTAACATGGACCACAGCACACAACACACCAGCTATCCAGGCTATGATTGCAGGGCAACAGTTTGCTACAATGCGAGCCAAGTATTACCTGAACAAGGGGTTCCACTTTGACCTGCCGTTTGTTATCGCTATGGCTACTACCCCAAGCCGCTTCTTTGTCTTCACGGACACAGCGGACTTCCTAAGCTGGAAGGTTGGGCTGGGTGCTCACCAGATGACAGCGCGTGAGTACGAAGAAGACTACCTAGTAAAGCACCTCGTCGAGGGAGAGCAGATACTAGAGTATGTCGTTAGTCAACGTAGAGAGGACATCTAATGAATTGGAGATGGTGGTTAGCACTTAATGTAGGCCTACTCGCCTTCATTCTTGGTGTGTATAAGTTCGACCTGCTTGAGGAGATACTGACAAGGGACACTACCTACATCACAACTACTATGATGGTAGCTGCACTCATCACGTCAATTACAACAAAGGGTAAGACATGGACCCACTGGCACGAGTTCGTAACTGACCTTATGCCACGTGTTGGTTTGATCGGTACGGTCATCGGGTTTATGATTAGCCTCGATGCATCATCTGTAGCGGATTCGCTTGAGACTATTGATGACGTCAAGACAATGATCGTCGTAGTTCTCTCGGGCATGTCTGTAGCTTTAACTACAACCCTAGCTGGCTTAGTCCTACAGGTCTGGCTGGACGTACAAAAGAGGTCTATCCGTGATACAGAGGCGTAATACAGGACCGTCATTCATTGACCTACTGTTTATCATCTCTCTGGGCTTCCTGCTCCTGTTGTTCATCATGCTACCGTTCCTCAATCCTATAGCTAAAGACGGGACGATCGATCCCCCTGTAGCTCTTATCATTGAGATGCGCTGGGATGACGACGCGCAGGCTGACTTGGACCTGTGGGTTTTAGGACCTGACGGGAACCCGGTTGGTTACTTCAAGAAGTCCAATGGGTACATCACCCTAAAGAGAGACGACCTTGGTAAAGTCAATGACACGTATGTTGTCGATGGTAAGCGGGTCACCGTATCTAGGAACTACGAGGTCACCACAGCAACCCAGCTACCTGATGGGTGGTACACAGTGAATGTGCACTACTTTGGTGGATCAGCTAGGCCAGAGAAAGTCAACGTAAAGATCACAAACCTGTGGCACTTTAAGATTGAGTTCGAGGGTGACACTACCGTATCACTGCGACAGGAGGTTACGCTAGTATCCTTTAAGGTCCAGGATGGTAGGGTCGTGGAACTGGATCAGGAGGTCCAGAAGAAGGTTAGAAAGGTTGGGGTAGCCCCATGATGACAATCTATGTAAGCTACGTAGTGATGGCGGTTAGTTCTGCCATTCTACTCTACACATCCCGGGCATTCTTTGCGATCAAACTTGTAGCCCTAGCCTCAGTAGTAGTGCTAGGGTTGGGCCTAGAGGCTCACTACAGGGATCAGTTAGGTGCCCCAATTGCAGCCTACCCGGAAGGAGAGTTCGAATATGTCTATCACTCTGTACAAGGGGATTCCATTTATCTTTGGGTCTGGAACAAGACGAAGGAGCACAGGCTCTACGTCATCCCTTATGACCAGGAAACTGCCGAAGAATTGGAGAAAGCCAAGCAACAAGCGCAAGAGGGCGATGCGACGGAAGGAACTTTTGTATCGGACAGAACTGGATCTTCGGAGGAGCAAAATCTGGAGATCAGCGACCCTGACACGATAGACCCTAGCAGTTTTACGAAAGGATAAAACATGTGGTTATACTTTACTGAAAAGAGATGGTTCCTGTGGGGTTGGTTGGGGTCAGTTGTAATCTTAACAACCCTCTGGCTACAGGTACAAATGGACGTCGCTATCAACGAATGGTTTGGCGAGTTCTATGACATGCTACAGAGTGCCCTGAGTACACCTGGGGCGGTAGAGATGGATGAGTACCTTCTGTCACTGGCAGACTTTGCAATCATCGCAGCGGGTTGGATTGGGTTGTCACTTATGGTGACGTTCTTCACTAGCCACTGGTTGTTCCGTTGGCGTCAGTCTATGGTCGAGTGGTACCACAGCGTCTACGACAAGGCTCGTAAGATTGAGGGTGCATCACAGCGTGTCCAGGAGGATACTATCAAGTTCTCTCGTATCATGGAGAGCCTTGGCACTAGCTTCATTGAGAGCGTCATGGTCCTAGTCGAGTTCTTCCCGATCCTTGTACTGCTAGGTGCTGGTATCCCAGTCATGTTCTTTGGAGAGTGGGAGTACGGACTTGTAGCAGGAGCTATCATCTGGGCTGTAGGCGGCACTATCCTAATGCTTGGCCTTGCATGGTTGCTACGTCTTGTTGGTGTAGAATACGACCTACAGAAGCGTGAGGCTGCATACCGGAAGATACTTGTTATCGCAGAGGATGATGGAACTATTCGACCTAAGTCTATGGATGAACTGTTCATGGACGTGCGTAGTATCCACTTCACTAGCTACATCAAGTACCTGTGGTTCAACGTAGGTCGCTTGGCCTACCTACAGGCAAATGTTCTAGTGCCCTATGTCCTGTTCGCTCCGTCGATCGTTGGGGGCCTGATGACCCTCGGTGTCTTCCAGCAAGCGGTACGTGCATTCGGTCGTGTTGAGGGCTCTATGCAGTACCTCTTTAAGGCATGGCCCACTGTCATTGAGTTGTTCTCGGTGATCAAACGCCTTCGTGAATTCGAACGTCAAATCAAGGAGTCCTAATATGGGAAAGAAAGTCAAAAAGAAGTTGGTACAAACCCCACCACCCCCCAAGATGGAGGCTCCTGGTACATACCTACGTGAGAACGGGGTGCTCTACCTGAATGACACATTCGACAAGGACACGATCCACCCCTTGATCCTACAGATTACTGAGTACAATCTGATGCCTGAGGAGGTGCAACCCAGTGAGATCAAGCTAATCATCAACAGTCCAGGTGGCACCGTCTTCTGGGCTTGGCAGCTTATCGACGCTATCAAGATGTCGGAAATCCCTGTGACCACTATCGCCCAGGGTCTTGCTGCTTCCTGTGGGGTTCTAACACTGATGGCTGGGGACAAGCGGATTGCTACCCATAACTCGTCTATCATGAGCCACACCTTTAGTTGGGGGAGCATGGGGAAGGAAGGCGAACTCTACGCTAAG